AGAAAAATGACAATAATAATGGCATATGAAGTGATTATACTCTATCATCTTCATATGCCATGGTATTATGTGGAGACATTTACTGAATATCCCTTTTTATTGCTTTTTACAATAATGGCATTATCCGGCAATCGCTTTTCGATTCCCTTTTTGGGGATATTTACGAAACAGACTCCACCATTTCAATTTCAATACGCCAAACAGTGCTTCCCCGAAGATAGAGGAGTTCATCTTGGAAGTGCCTAATACACGATTGATAAAAATAATGGGGACTTCCACGATTTTATAACCACACTTATATGCCGTAAACTTCATTTCTATCTGGAACGCATATCCTTTGAAATGGATACGATCCAGATCGATCGTCTCAAGCACCTCACGACGATAGCATTTGAAACCGGCTGTCGTATCCTGTACTTTCATTCCAGTAACAAAACGAACATATACGGAAGCATAATAGGACATCAACACACGTCCCAATGGCCAGTTCACGACATTCACACCGTTACAGTAGCGGGAACCGACTGCGACATCACCACCCTGTTCCATACAGGCCGCATATAATTTGGGAAGATCATTCGGGTTATGACTGAAGTCTGCATCCATTTCGAATATAAAATCATATTTATGTTCTATTGCCCATTTAAATCCGCAGATATAAGCCGTACCCAATCCTAACTTACCTTTACGTTCCACCATGAAAAGGCGTTCGGGGAACTCTTTTTGCAGCCGTTTTACAATACCTGCCGTACCATCGGGCGATCCATCATCTATAATCAAAATATGAAATTCTTTCTCCAACCCAAATACAACCCGAATAATATTTTCTATATTCTCCTTTTCGTTATACGTGGGAATAATAACAATACTGTCTGACATATATTTTAATCTATTAATTTCTAATCATTTACATATACGACTGTAAACTATTTGTAAACCACCCTCCAAAGTTACATATTTTTTCTGTGTAAATCTATCATCCAGTTAGCCCATTCATCCGTCCCGTAAGCCGGAATATCAAACCACTCCTTTTCCCTCAATTGCGGCAATAGTTGCATAATCTGATCCAGTTCATTTCGAAACCGGAAAACATCTTCTTCCGTCAGCTTTACCGAATAATGCTTCTTGCATTCCTTTAATCCAGGAAAAGACTGGAGCAATCCCATAATCTCAGAGAAAGCGGAAGATTGGCCTTTGTCTATCTTTAATGTGATTCCGGACATCTTTCCTCCATCTTTTCAAGTTGATATGACAATAGAGCATTTTCTTGCTCTAAGGCATTACACCGGCTGACAGCTTCTTTGAACTGGTTCCGGAGTGAGGCTATTATTTTGTCTTTATCTTCCATACAATTATATTTTAAACTAAAACGTTATGAAACATTGTTATTCTACATTTGATGAAGTAAATAGATTGAATCAATACCATTCATCATTAATTATTATATTTACATCAAAAAACAAAAGTGTATTTCTGTAAGTTGCCTTAGTTTTTATTTATTGCTAGAAGGATTTGTCATTTCTGATAGATATTTAATCTACATTTTAACCAAATTCCGTATACTTTCAAACAATATGTAGATATGACTCTAAAAGCAAAATGATTTATTCTATTTCATAATGTTTGATTCACTGCGTATAACGCAAACCCTAAACCAGAGAACTAACTGAAAAACTTACAACTATTTTTCTGAATCACGTCTTAATAAAGATACTTCTTGTTCCAAAGCAGACTTCTGTTGACATACCAATCTATAGCATCCCTGAAGATTACGAAAATCACTTTCTATTCTTCTATATTCAACTTTTGACTCACTTAGTTGTTTTTGTATTTCTACAAGTTCTTCATTAAGTTTATTCACTTCTTCTTCACATGAATAATTGCCAAAAGACATATTTTGCTCCAAATATCTCCAAAGAGAAGTAGGCATCATACCCCAATATCTTTCAAATCCAAGATCCAAGATAAAACAAGCAATATGCACTTCTGAAAATTCATCTCGTGATAATCTTAAGTAAACTTCCTTAGGAGATAATACCGTACTTATAATACCACAATTATCAAAGCAAATATAACTATCATCAATTGCTCTTATACGATCTTGCAAAAGCTTTTGATTATCAATATTATCATCGAACACAATCAATATTACATTCTTATTCATAGAGATATATTATTTGATAGTTGTTTTAATATGTTGATTCATATCATCTTTCAAATCCTCCCACTTGCCATCCCATCGGATTTCAACTGTAAATCTATATGGTTTACATGATACAGAATAGAGTAAATAATCAATAGTATAGATTGTATAATTCGATTGGGAAGGATAAGCGATATTCTTTCCTGATATATTTAAAAAGCTATTAGATAATGTTCCTTCTCCATTTGGAGCTGAAACATCTTGATTTGGGACAATACTAAATAATTGATGTATTCTATATCCTGAATTTGGAATTATAACTTTCTTCTGCTTATTATCGTAATCCCAGTAAGCTTGTTCACATCCTTCAAAATGTATACAAGGTTTCATTTCTTCATCTATTTTCGATGCTATTCTTTCTAAAAACAATTCACATTTTTGAGCACATACATTTCCCTTATTATGAACTTCCAAATAATTATAATATTTACTTGATTTTTGACAAGACCTCTCTGCCAATATATCTTCTGAATGAAGTTTAATATTAAATTTAGGATATGAAATATATTGCTTTATTTTTTCTCCAAACAAAGCAACAAAAACAGCAGCAGCAGTAGCTATTGTTCCTAAAGTTGTAATAAAATAGTAATAATATTCACCAGATGAGATTTTCTTACTCCAGTCTATGCTTGGAATAAATATTTTGTATGGAACAATATTTCCTAATACATAGAAAATAAAGGCTATTAATATACAGCCAATTATATAAATCCATTTCATTACTATCTATTCTTTATTTCTAACACCCTATCCCCAAACGCTAACTTTATCACATCAGCTTTCACATCACTATCTTCCAACTCCAATTGTAGTATAACTTTGGGGGTAGTTAAGCCTTTTTTTCCGGCAGATTGCTCCGGCACATATCGCTCTGGCCAAGTGAACAAGTCTGTTATAGAAACACCCAAGCAACTTGCGATATTCTCAACTTCCGAGATTTTCAAATCACGATTACCTTTCTTCATTACAGAAATTTGGGACTCATCAATACCCATAGCATCAGCCAACGTTCGTTGTTTGATACCCTTTTGAGCCATTATCTTAAATATGTTATCTATTACATTCATATTTATGAAGTTACGCACAATATTCATACAGCAACTTGTGAAAAACAAAAGTTTTTATTTAGATTTTCGCAAATAGTCTTGCGTATTTCACAAGTTTACTCCATATTTGCACCTGTAAATAATTACAACAGTTGCGAAAATATAAAGTACAACACATATATAATAATGTAAGGAGGCAAAAATGGAAAAATTAAACCTACAAGGTCATAAAGCCGATAATCTTTCTTTTCGGGAGATATACGACAGCATGGACAGAAGGGCATTTGTTCGACGGATCGCGACCGTCACAAAGCGTTCGGAAGCTGCTGTCTATAACTGGATTTCGGGAAAGTATAAACCGGACGCATTAGCCCAAGAAGTGATAGAAAGAGAACTTGGCATCCCTGCCAGCGAGTTATTCCCAAAGGAGGATAAGGTATGTGCGCAATAGAATTCTATACCACTCCATCCGGTGAAGTAATCATCAAAGAACAGGGACAGCCGGAGCGCCAGTTAAAGGAATCGGATACCGACTTTATTCAGCGTTTTCTAGAGGTGCTGGAAGAGTTCTATCCAGAAGCCTATACAGCTCTCCGCAAGTATTACGCCCGTTACGATGGGAATAAATGCTATCGTGATTTCTTGGCTATACGCCGATTTATCAAATGCAACTTCGGGCTGTATGACAACATGATCGATATCGATGAGAACTGGAATTTCAAATTTGAGTTTGTCGGTTGTCCGCTGCGTGGGGAATGCGATGGCTTCAAAAAAATCTGTGAACCGAAGTTCAACAGCACACTTTCAGACAGTCAACTTAGGGTGATGGAGCTTTGCTACTATGGCAAGAAAGACGAAGAGATTGCGGAAGCGCTTTTTATATCGTCCCACACCGTAAAGAATCATCGGAAGAACGTGTTCCGAAAACTCTCGATACACTCTATGGCGGAGTTTATGCGATATGCAAACGAAAAGAATCTTTTTAAAAGCGAATAATCATGCAGACCGACACAACCTATCCAAACATTCCTTCTTTTCGGAAAATCGAACTTGAATACCTCGCTTGGCAAATC